TAACATAATAAGGTCAGAATCCATACCATAAATAATAGTATTATCATTAATATGGTTATTATTTCTAATAAATTCAAAAAGTTTATGTTCGCCTTCTCCGGGAACATCAGTAAGTGATAATATAAGATTATTGGAAGTATATTTTTTATAAAAATGATTATTAATGTTAAGATTTAATTTTTCCATAAATGTAGTGCCGGGAGTTATGGCAGCAGGATCCCAAGGTGTATTTTTATTAAAAAGGTTGGCTTGATAGGATGATTTATAGCGACGATTTTTTTGTTGATTTAACTTAGCAATAGGAGGAACTCCATCAAAAGCAATAATAATATTTTTGGATGGATTAATAGTTTTAATTATGAGTTCAATTTTATGGATAACATTTTGAATAATAAGATTTTCAAATTGTGATTTATTTTGAAATAATGTAAAATCTAGGGAATCATAAATAATAGAATTACTATCAAGATAGAGATTGTGAATATTTGAAATTGATTCTAAATTTTTAACAATATTTTCATGATTTCTAATAAGACTAGCAAAATAATAAGGAATGCCCATAAATGGTAAATATATTATATAAAATAGATAAATCTTTAATCAATTTTAATAAATTAAAATGTAAAATGTTTTTTAAAATAAAAACAATGAAAAATATAAAAGTGTTTTTTTTAAATATAAAAATTTAAATATATTTAAATATAAGAATAGAACAAATGTCAAATAATTATGCTGAAAAAATTAAATTTTTTAAACATATTGTAAATGATATTCAATATGGTGTAAAGAATTATCACTTAATGAATATAATATCTTCTAATGAATATAATATGTGCTTAGATGGTTTGGATAAAATAATAAATTTGATAAATAGTATATCAAATGAAAATATAATGAATGAATTACAATATATAAATAATAATTTATCATCATTAATAAAGAATTATGGTATATATGATTTCAATAATTTTATAAAAATATGTTTAAGTAATGAATTCGAAGAGAAATATTTTAAAGATGAAACATTAAGAAATAAATTACATGTAATATGTAGATATTTACATCCAATAAATTATAAAATATTAAATTGGACAAATAATACTAGTCGCAGTGGAAAAAAAATACTGGCAAAAGAAATATCAAAAAATAAGATAATAGATGATAAAAATATTATTAATGAAACAGAACAATTAGAATGTTTTGATTTGATGAGAACTTCAACAAATTTTAAGTTAAGAGTTTATGGTGTAAAGGTAGTAATACATGATATATTAAATAAAAAAACTTTATGTATAAATTGTTTGGCGGATGAATTAATAATCAGTAATGTGGAAGAAATATATATAAAAAATGAGAAGATAAGTTTGGAGAAATTTATGATAGATAATAATAATAATAAAAATGAATTATATGTGGAAGAGAGTTGGTTAAATTACAGTAAAAATTTAACAATAAAAGATTATTTAATTTATAACAATGAAGATTTATTCAATAAATATATTTTTATTATGAATTCAATTATAAATATAGAAAATAAGACTATAAGTAGTTTGGTTCAGGATTTTATAGGCAGTGAATTATATACACAAAGAACGATACTAATTCAATTATTATTAAATAATTATAAACAAGAGTTTCAATATTTGGCTTATTTATTATATGATTTGCTATCTATAGAAATTCAATCATCAAATGATTCAACAGAACAAAAGATTTTATATGATAGTTTGCCGTTAGAATGTAAGAAATGTTTTAAAGAGGCTATGTATACCACTATAGAATACACTACAAATTTATCAAATTTTGATAATAATAAGGTTCCATTAGAACAGCAAATATGTTTAATGAAAGCGGGAGATAATGTAAAAGAAAAGGCTATGCAAAAATTGAAAGAAATAAAGTCAAAATCAGAAGATTCTGGTTCAAAAGCAAGACAATATTTAGATGGTTTGTTAAAAATTCCTTTTGGAATTTATACAGAAGAATATATATTAACAAGAAAAACAGATATAAATAATTTATTTAATTCTTTAAAAGAACCGATAAAAGTTTTGGATATAAATATGATTGATAATAATTCAATAAAAGATTTTATGGAGTTAATAAAAGATTTATTAAATAAAGATAATTATAGTTCATTAGAAATATTAAATATAATTGATACAATTAGTGAAAAGTTAGAACCTATTTATAGTAATATAATAAATTATGTATTAAATGATGCATTAACAAATAAAAAGAAGGTATTATTACATTTATTAAATTCAATAGTATTAATATGTAAAAAATATGAAATAATAATTTCAAAACCAGCATCTGTAAATGATAATATAGGATTAATACGAAATTCAATAAAAGAAATAATAGAAAATAATAAAAATAAATTAGAATTATTAAAAGAAATAATAATATTAATAGAATCGGTAAATGGAAATAAGGTATATAATTATTTAATAAATACAGATAAAGTTATTCAAAAAATAAGAAAAAAGAATGGTGAAGTAGTAGAATATATTCGTTCTTTTAATGATACGTTAGATGGAGCAGTTCATGGGCATATAAATGCAAAAAAACAAATAGAAAGAATATTAGGTCAATGGATAAATGGTGAAAAATCAGGTTATTGTTTTGGTTTTGAGGGTCCACCGGGTATAGGAAAAACTACCTTAGCAAAAAAAGGATTAGCAAATTGTTTAAAAGATAAAAATGGTGAAAGTAGACCATTTTCGTTTATAGCATTAGGAGGTTCATCAAATGGAAGTATATTAGATGGTCATAATTATACATATGTTGGTTCAACTTGGGGAAAAATAGTAGATATATTAATTGAAAAGAAGACAATGAATCCAATAATTTTTATAGATGAATTAGATAAAGTAAGTAGAACAGAACATGGAAAAGAGATAATAGGAATATTAACGCATTTAATAGATACAACACAAAATGATAGTTTTCAGGATAAATATTTTAGTAATATAGATTTAGATTTATCAAAAGCATTATTTATATTTTCATATAATGATGTAGAATTAATAGATAGAATTTTATTAGATCGTATACATAGAATAAAATTTGAGAATTTATTATTAGAGGATAAGTTAGTAATAACTAGAGATTATTTATTACCAGAATTCTATAAAAAATTTGGTATAGAAAATGTGATAGAATTTGGAGACGATTTAGTAAAATATATAATAGAAAATTATACAAATGAGCCAGGTGTGCGAAAATTAAAAGAAATATTATTTGAATTAATATCTAGTATAAATCTGGATTTATTAAAAAGAACTCAAAAATATAATATTCCAGTAATAATTACAAAAGAAATAATAGAAAATATATTATATGAAAGACATTATATACGATATTTAAAAATAAATGATTATCCAAAGGTAGGGATAGTGAATGGTTTGTGGGCAAATGCGTATGGAAATGGAGGTATTTTACATATAGAAAGTAAATTTTTTTCAACAACTACATATTTTGATTTAAAATTAACAGGAATGCAGGGAGACGTAATGAAAGAAAGTATGTCAGTAGCAAAAACACTAGCATTTTCATTATTAACATCTTCTCAACAAAAAAAAATATTAAAAGATTTTGAAGAAAATAAATTACAAGGTATACATATACATGTGCCTGAAGGTGCTACACCAAAAGATGGACCATCAGCAGGGGCAGCAATAACATTGGTAATTTATAGTTTATTAACAAATAAAAAAATTAAAAATAATTTTGCATTAACAGGAGAAATCAATTTACAAGGTTCAGTAACAGCTATAGGAGGATTAGATTTAAAGATTTTAGGAGGAATAAGAGCAGGAGTAAAATGTTTTTTATATCCAAAAGATAATGCAAAAGATTTTAAGTTATTTTATGAAAAACACAGCGATAAATTATATCCTTATGAATTTTTTGAAATAGAACATATTTCTGATGTAATAAAATATATGATTTTATAAATAATGGTGATATCATAAATATTATGATTTAATAAATAAAAAATAATTAATATATTTATTTAATATAATAAATATATTATTATGGAAAGTCCAACATCAAATTCAGACTTAAATATTGCAAAACCAATATCATCAATAACATTCACATTAACAAATTTATTAACATTTTTAACAATAATGGCACCATTTTTGTTAACATTTTTTATGATTATGCTTTCAATAGTAAATAATAGTATAGTAAAAGGTTTATTATTTTTAATAGGTTTAGTAATTGTAGCATATTTAACACATTTATTAAAAAGTCTTTTAAAAGAAAGACAAAGTCCTTTAGCAAGTCCTATATGTAATATATTACCCTTTGTAACAAGAGGACAATTATTACATGAACGAGTAATATTTAGTTCTCCAATATTAAGCACCGCATTATTAGGATATATTAGTTCATATTTAATTTTTCCAATGTATATAAATAATGATGTAAATAACCCGTTATTGATATTTTTAGTAGCATTATTTGGAATAAATTCTGTAACAGAATTATGGAAAAAGTGTGGAACATTGGGTGGTGTTGTTTTAGGTGCAATAGTAGGAATTAGTTTTGGTATGTTATATTATGGAATGATAGCTGGAAGTGGATATAAAGATTTAGCATATTTTAGTGAAATAAAAAGTAATGCACAAGGATGTAAAAAGCCTTCAGACCAAAAATTTAAATGTGTAACTTATAAAAGAGGAGAAAAACCAATGTGGTAATTAATTACATTTAGAAATAATTTTTTCTATTGCAATTTTGATTTTAGGTAAATTATGTTTGCGATGAAATGATGCACTCATTAATTGTGGTATATTAGAATTAGACATAAAAATAATATAAAAATTGTTGCATATAGCATTTAGATTAGCTTTAGAATATTTATCATCTAATTTAGATAATTCAAAAATTGGTTTGTTGAGTTTTTTATTAATATGATTATGAAAATTAAATAATAATAATTTGAGTTCTTCTTTTGATTTAATATTATTAAATTGCACTTTATTTAATTCATTCATTGCATCATTTGAACATTCAGGACAAGGAAGATTTGAACAAACAGTTTTAATAATATATATAAAATCATCTTTAACTTCATTAAAGTGTGACTCATTAATTTTATATGCTAAACTATGAAAAATGTACCATACACTATTTCCCCAAGTAGTTTTGTCAAAAGACATAATAATAATTATATAAATATGCATATTATTTTTATTATTAGCTAACTACTAATTGAATAATTAAATAATTTTAAAATTAAAAAATTTAAAAATTAAAAAATAATATATTTAATGGAAAAAGTTTCAAAATCTAATATAGAATTATTTAATAATATATTAAATGAAGATATAACAAAGGAAGAGAATACATGCAT